CAAGACATTAAGATTGAAACTCAAAGAGATGCTTCTCTAAGAGCAGATGAAATTGTAGCTACAGCAGTTTATGGTGTAGGTGAATTACATGACTCTTACGGAGTAGAAGTAATCGCAGACTCTTCAATCCTATAAATTAATTAATACAAGGGGGTTTAATAACCCCCTTTATTCACAGGAGTTTATGATGATAAAGTTAGTTAAAGGTTCAAAGATAATAGAACGATCAGAAGCAGATTGGGAAAAAAATCAAAAGATGTGGGAGTACAGAGGTTTTAAATTGTATAGTGAAGAAAAAAAGAGTACACCAAAGAAAAAGAAAAGAGTTAAAGATGTGTAATTGTAATGGTCAATGTTTAGGTAGATAATGGCAACTTCAGTTTTTGGCGTAACATTAAGTAATTTGCAAGAATACCAGCCAGATATAGCGGCTTATGGTATTGCTTCATGGGATACTCAACTACAACACGCTGAAGATGATGTTTTAAGACAAATTAGAGAAGAATGGTGGGAAAGATACCGCCACACAGTAAGATATAAAGATATAACTAAAGTTACATCAATAGAAATGACTAATTCTAAACTAACAGCCGCACAATGGAAAAGAGCAACTTCTTATAAAGCATTTGCAGATTATATATTTCCCCAGCTTACTAAATGGAAAGACCCAGATACAGGTGAAGGAAAAGATACTTTTCAAGTTCAAATAGATTATTACAGATCAAGATATGCAGAGGAATTTCAAGCTGTTCTTAGAGATGGTGTAGAATATGATGAAGATGGAGGAGGAACAGTATCAGCTTCAGAAAAAGAAGCTATACATACATTACGCCTTACTAGGTAATGGTAGCAGATATTAAAGTTAAAGCTAATACAATAGAAGTAACTAATTACATTAAATCCTTACAAAGAAAAATACCAAGCAATATTCAAAAAGGTTTATCCCAAGCGTCAGCTTTTGGTATTCAACAAATAACTGATAAAACACAAAAAGGTCAAACGCCAGATGGTGGTGGTTTTAGATCATATTCAAAATCAGCTAGAAAAGACAGAGCCAAAAGAGGAAGGCAAATATCATTCGTAGATTTAACTGATAGTGGTAGAATGTTTAGATCATTAACTTTTAAAGCAACAAGAAATAAAGCTAGTTTATTTTTTAGAAGGCAAGAAGAAAATAAAAAGGCTTTCTTCCATGATACAGGACATGGTAAAATGCCACAAAGAGCATTTTTTGCTATTGGACGAAGAGATGAAGATAAGATAAGAGAGATATTTAACAAGGCTATTAGATTATGAGTAAACGAGAAAGTATTGCTGGAGATATAATTACAAAATTAGACGCTGTTTCTAGCCCTATTGAATTAAAGCTAATTAAAAGAGAGCCTTTTGAACCAGAAGAGTTAAGTAATGCTCAATTCCCAGCCGCTTATGTGCAAACAGGAGATGAAACAAGAGAAATGCTTTCATTAGGAGATGTAGGTACAGGAAAACGACAAGGAACTATAGATTTCCTAATAGTAGGCTTTGTTAAAGGCACAACAGCAAACATAGATACCCTACGCAATCAACTCATAGAAGTTATTGAAGAAACATTAGATGCTGACATTACAAGAAATGGTAATGCTTTAAATACCCAAGTAATAGAAGCAAATACTGATGAGGGTGTACTTTTTCCTTATGGTGGTATAAGAATTGTTGTAAGAGTATTGTATGAATTTGTAAGGGGGACTGCGTAATGGCTAAAAGAATAAAAATATATTTTCCAGATGGTAAAGACCAGATAGAGATACCAGACGATAAGCTAGATAAATATCTTGCAAATGGTTTTAAAATTGATAAAAAAGTTTCTAGATCAACTGCAAAAAAAGTTGAAGTTGATGTTAAAACTGAAGAAACAAACGAGGAGTAGATTATGGCAACTCATGTTGGAACAAGTGGAGTAGTAAAAGTTGGCTCAGCAACAGTTGCTGAAGTAACAGGTTTTACTCTTAACGAAACAAACGACACAGTAGAAGATACGTCTTTAACTGATTCAAAAAAATCTTATGTTGCATTGCGTGGTGACGCTACAGCAACTATTGAATGTCATTGGGACGAAACTGATACTAATGGTCAAGAAGCATTAGATATTGGTTCAAGTGCAACTATTGAATTATATCCAGAAGGTGCAGATAGTGGTGATAAATACTACAATGGTACTGGAATTGTGACAGGTGCTGATGTGGCTGTAACAATGGACGGAATAATTTCAAGAACACTTAATATTCAATTTAGTGGTGGAGTAACGCACAGCACAGTATAAGGATTAAATGCCAGAAAAAGTTGATTTTTTTCAAGGTGTCAGAGATCACTTTGAAAGTTTAGAAGTTAAAATTATAGAAGTACCAGAATGGGGTTTAGAGGGCGAAAGAGCAATATATGTTCGCCCTTTTACAATGAATGAGAAGGCACGAATATTTAAGGGTGCTAACGACTCAGACTTAAACGTATTAGTAGATGTTATAATTCAAAAATCAGAAACAAAGGACGGAGAGAAAATGTTTGATCTCTCTCACAAGCCTAAGTTTAAAATGAAAGCTGATACTGATGTTATTTCTAGAGTTGCTTCAGAGATACTTGCACAAGATAGTATTCAAGACCTTAAAAAAAAGTAAACTCAGACCCAGAACTATATTCTATCATAGCATTAGCTGAACGATTGCATATGTCTATTAGAGATGTATTGCAAATGCCAGTTCAAGAGTTTAATATGTGGCTGGCTTATTTTGAAATACAACATGATAGAGCCGAACAACAACAACGAATGAACCGCTAATGGCTACAAAAAAAGTAAATATAGATATAATAGCTAGAGATAAATCTCAACAAGCCTTAAATAAAGTTCGTGGTAATTTAGATGGAGTTAAAAAAGCTGTATTTAATGTTAGAAACGCATTAGCTGGTTTAGGTGCTGGATTAGTAATTCGTAATCTAATTAACACAGGTAAAGAAATAGAAGGGTTACAAGTAAGATTAAAATTCTTATTTGGTAGTGCTGAAGAAGGAGCAAAAGCATTTGATAAAATGGCAAAATTTGCCAGTAAAGTTCCTTTTAGTTTACAAGAAATACAAGCTGGTTCTGGAAATTTAGCTGTTGTTGCAAAAGATGCTGATGAACTAGCAAAATTAATGGAGATTACTGGTAATGTTGCGGCGGCAACAGGACTTGATTTTAGAACAACAGCAGAGCAAATACAAAGATCATTTAGTGCTGGTATTGGAGCGGCAGATTTATTCAGAGATAGAGGTGTTAGAGCCATGCTTGGTTTTAAAGCTGGTGCAACTGTATCAATAGAAGAAACGCAAGAAGCATTTGAAAATGTATTTGGAAATGGTGGTAAATTTGCTGGAACAACTGATGCTTTAGCACAAACGCTTGAAGGAACTTTATCAATGATTGGTGATAAAGTATTCACTTTTAAGAAAACATTATTAGATGCTGGTTTTTTTGCACAATTAAAAACTGAATTTGGTGATTTAAATAAATTTTTAGCAGACAATGAAAAAACATTAAATGAACTTGCAATAACAATAGGAAAAGGTTTAGCAAACGCAGTTATATCATTATCTGAATCAATAAAATTTGTTGCAGATAACTTTCAAACATTAAAAGCGGCTGTTAGTGGTTTTATTGCATTTAAATTAGCACATACTTTTTTAAAAATAGCTTCTGCCGCTAGAAAATTTTTTTTAACTTTAACAGGAATAACAGCTTTAACAGGCCCAAGAGGTCTAGCATTGGTTTCAGTTGCTATCGGTACTATGACTGCGGCCGCTATGATGCTTCCAGACCCTTTAGTAGCTGTTCGTGAAGAGTTTGAAAAACTTACTCAACCAGAAATTAAAAACAAAATAAAAAACATAACAGAAGAAATTAAAAAATTAGAAGAATCAAATAAAAAACTTGAGGAATCAATGAAAGACATGGTTCCAGAAATAGATATGCCAGAAATAGGCAGTCTTGATGATGAATTTAATAAGTTTAAAGATGGAATTATTGAAATTCCAGATTTATTAGATGGAGCAACTGCTTCAATGACAAGTAACTCAGTAGAAATAGCAAAACTAAAAGCAGAATTAGAAGTATTAATTCAAGTTTATAGTTCTCACAATGCAGTTTTAGATGAAGAAAATACACTACTAACAGCCCATATGAGAGTAAGACATAATTTTAATAAATCTATTGAAGATACAAAAGATATAATTGTGGAAGAAATAAAAACCTATGACATTTTACAAAAAGCTAGAGAAAAATTAGCTAAAAATCAAGTAATTTTTGATTCAATAAAACAACGAGGAATGACAGAAATGGAGTTGATTGAAAAAAGAATGAAAGACGAATTAGATTTAGTAAAAGAAAGTCATTTACAATTACAACTAATAAGAGATACCGCTATTGCCAATGGTCAAATGTCAGAAAGAATGGCTAATTCATTATATTTAGAGGAGTTAAAAAAATTACAAGAAATGGAACTTGAAATTATAACTCAAGGTAAAACTGCTAGACAAGAATTATTAGATAAAGAAGCACAAGAAAAATTAGATTTAATGAAAAGAACTTTTAATGAGCAGTTAGCAATATTAAGAAGTGGTAAATTCCAAGAATTAGATTTAGAAAAATTATCTACTGAACAAAAAAAAGATTTGGCAAAAACTGCTGGAAGAGATTTATTAGGACAATTAGCACAAAACAATAAAAAGGCTTTCCAAATTAATAAAGCATTAAATATGGCTGATGCAATTATGAACACAGCTAAAGGTGTTTCAAAAGCATTAGGAACTGGTAATTTTATTATGGCGGCTCTTATAGGTGGATTAGGTGCTGTTCAAATTGCAAAAATTGCCAATACACAATATCAAGGAAGGCAAGGCGGTGGTTCAGTAAATAAAAATCAAGCATATATGGTTGGAG